GTTATTACTTGGAACGTTACAGTAGCATAACATGGCTTTTCTTTTAAAGGATACTATTCACCGTTCTTTGGTGGATACGGTCTATAATGAATTTCTATCACGTCGTTCAAACTATTATTATTTTATTGGTAATATATTAGAATGGCCTGATCCTTTGACACCTGGATCACCTGAAGCTACACAAGATTATGAACGTTATACCCGTAATGGTATTTTAAGTGTAAAAAAAATTAATCTTAGAGACGTATCATATGTAGTTCCGAGGATTAATTGGACAACTGGTACTATATATGATCAATTTGATGGAAATTATAATACATCTTTTATCGCAAGTTCAGGGGCTACAAGTTTAAAGACATCTAATTTTTATGTATTAACAAGTACGTTTGGTGTTTATAAGTGTATTTTTAATAAAAATAGTTCTGCATCAACTGTCGAGCCTTCTGGTCAAGACATAACAATGCTTACAACCGCAGATGGTTACGTTTGGAAATACCTTTACACCATTCCTTTATCTTCACAAAATCGTTTTTTAACAGCTGACTACATGCCTGTACAAAGGGCGGTTACAAATGCATACTATTCAAAAGGTGAAGTAAGTAGTATAACTATTGATAGTGCTGGTTCAGGGTATCGAGGTAATGCAGAAGTTACATTATCTGTATCTGGACAGTTTTTAGGGGGCACTGGTAACTCTATTGCAAATTTAACACCTGTATTTAATACTTCGGGTGAATTTATAAATGTTATTATTAGAGATCCAGGGGCAAATTATAAGACTGCAACTATTAATATTACGGATAATAATGGAGCAGGAACAAGTTTACTTAACGCTATCAGTAACGTTAAAATTTTTAATACTGGGAATGGTTATACCTCAGCTGCAATTTCAAACACCACAGCAAATATATTTACAACCGGGTTGGTTCAACCAACTGCAAATGCTTTCGCTAATTTAATATTCAGTAGTAATGTCTTAGTAGATATAGTATTGACTAATAAGGGTACTGGTTACACCACCGATGCGCGAGCAAATACTACAATTACTATTAGTACTTCTGGTAACAGCCAGCCTACTTCTAACGCAACAGCTAATTTATTTTATACCACATCTGCTATTTTAACTCCTGTAATACGCAACGGTGCTATTCATTCAGTGCTAATTGAAGATGAGGGAACTAGATACAGCTCTAACGTTCAAACTACTATTTCAGCAATTGGTGACGGAATAGGATTTGTAGCTACTCCCTATATTAATACCTCTGGCCAAGTTGAAGATATTATTATTGAAAATAGAGGTAATGGGTATACTCATTTAAATATTTCATTTGCAAGCGCAACAGGTACCGGAGCAAATGCTTTTGCTAACCTCTCAACAGATGATCTTGATACATTGCAAACAGTGGTTGAGTTATCTGCTGTAAATGGAGGAATTCATTCTTTTAGAGTAAGTAATGTTGGTAATGGTTATTCATATGCAAACGTCGTTGTTACAGGCGATGGGGAGGGATTTGCAGGCACTCCAGTAGTACTCAATAATACGATCAGTTATATTACTGTAACTACCCCCGGTGCAGGGTATACTTATGCAAACGTTTTAATAACTGGCAATGGTTCTAATGCTAACGTCTCTGCAATTATTTCCCCGTTTAGCGGTCATGGCAGCGATCCAGTAAGAGAATTGTTTGCTGATACATTAATGTTTACCTCTACTATAAATAATGAAAAGAACCAGGGTATTGATGTACAAAATGACTACAGACAATACGGTATTATAAAAGACCTTAAGAAGCATAACAGCGGGCTTGCATTTGCAAATGTAATTGGTAGTGCTTGTTATTTGCTAACTATGGATACAATCAGTGGTCTAGCTAGGGATAGTATATTAACTCTTACAGCTACTAATTCAAAACGTTATTTTGAAGTGGTTGAAGTTATTAGTGCTTCTAAGCAAATTTTAATTGAAGATAAAAATAATTATGGTATTGGAGTTGCAAATGTATTAACAGATGAAACCTCTAACTTAAATTACACTGTAACGTTAATAAATAGAAATCCCGATATAAATAAATTCAGTGGTGATTTGCTGTATATAGATAATAGAACAGCTGTCAGCTACAGTGCGCAACAACTAGTTACTTTAAGAACAGTAATTAAATTATAACAGGTAAGAGATGGCGATTAATTTTAACACCGACCCGTACTATGACGATTACAGTGAAGCAGATGGCTTTCACCGCATTCTATTTAAACCAGGGGTGGCTGTTCAATCAAGAGAGTTAAATCAACTTCAGACTATATTACAAAATCAAGTATCTAGATTTGGTAATCATGTATTTAAGCCTGGTTCATTAGTTATACCTGGTAATATTAAATTTGATAAGAATATTAATTTTGTAAAATTACTTACTACCTTTAACTCTGTAAATATTGAAGTAGCTAATTTTGTTAACAGAGAGATGATTGGACAGACATCAGGGGTAAGAGTACAGGTAATAAATGTTGAAGAAGGAACTGCTACAGATCCACCAACAATTTTTGTCAAATATTTAGACTCAGGTACCAGTAGAACTGCAGGTGCATTCAGTGCAGCTGAAGATATTGTTACTAATGATACTGGTACTACCTACAGCGCAACCGTTTCCTCTACAGGTAAATGTCTGGGGGCAAGTATCAGTGATGGTGTGTATTTTGTTAAAGATCATTTTGTAAAAGTATTTTCTAATAATATTATTCTTGATAAGTATCTTACTAATTCTAACTACAGAGTTGGATTAGAAGTATCTGAAACTACTGTTAACAGCGATGATGATGAAGCACTTTTAGATCCCGCTATTGGTACATTTAACTATTTTGCTCCAGGTGCAGATAGATATAAAATTGAATTAATTTTAAATAAACGTTCAATATCCTCTGCTACATCTGATAATTTTATTGAGTTGCTTCGTATTGAAGATGGTTCCCTAGTGGATATTGTTGATAAACCGGGCTACAGTGTATTGCAAGATGAACTTGCGCGCCGTACTTTTGACGAGTCTGGTGACTATACAGTTAAGCCATTTAATTTAAAATTTATTGAGCATCGTAAATCATTAAATAATCCTGATGGATTTCTTAATGCTACTGATGGTGGTAATGTTCAAATTGCTCTAGCTGTCTTAAGTCCAGGAAAAAGCTATGTAAAAGGGTACGAGGTAAGTACTGTATCTAATAGATATTTACCTTTTAGCAAACCCAGAGATACTGCTAACGTTACCAATGCTGTAGTTAGAACTCCAATTGGTAATTATGTAGAAGTAAAAGATGCTTTTGGTATTCCTAATTTTACTTCCAACTTAATAGATATTAATTTATACGATAGGTATACAGCTGTTCCAGGTTCCCCTGCAGGAACGTTGGTAGGTAATGCAAAGGTTAGGGGATTTGAATCTCCTTCGAGTAACGCTATGTTGGCTGCCTCAACTTTTAATACCTTCTTATTTGATATTAGTATGAATAGCGGGTATACGTTTGAGAGAGATGTAAAACAGTTATACCATGCAAGCGTATCAGATACTGGTTATGTTTCAACTGCCTTTACAGCAAACATCGTACCATCTACAAATACTTCTGTTACCGGTACGGTTACTCTTACAAATGGAAGTACTGCTGTTGCAGGTCTTAATTCTGTATTTACCACTGACTTAGAGGTCGGTGATTATATTAAATTTAATTCAGACACTTCTAATTCATATCTAGTTACTGCAGTCACTACTAATTCTGCTTTAACTATAGACAGAAATTACCCCCTATCTAATGTTTTCGGTATAAATGTAACAAGAGATGAAGCAGTATTGGTAGATAATGATAAGGCATCATATATTTTCCCGATGCCTAACGATGTTATAAAAGAACTCAGTGATATAACTATTCGTACAAGAAGAGTATTTTATGGTACCCTTACCGCTAACGTTATAGCTTTAACCACCGCTGTAGGCTCTACTTTTGCATCTAGAACTGACCAGGATTACTTTGCGGTTGCTGTTACGGGAGGTTCAGCTGGTAAGCTATACCAGATTCAAACAGACGAAATTACTTTTACTGATGCACCTACCAATCGTAATATATCTATCGATCTTTCTGATTACGGTTTAACTAACCAAGACGTATTAGTTTATACTACTATTATTAAGAATGATCCTGCAGCTAAAGCAAAGACCTCTACCTCATCATCTGCCACCTATACTACTAGAACCGATTGTCAAGCAACCGTTATTTCTCTTGGTGTTGCTGATGTCTATAGTTTATCTAATGTAAGAATGTCGGCTAATGCCTTTAGTACATCTTATAGTGAAGATAATTCTTCTGATATCTCAGACTACTATAGTTTAGAAACTGGTCAAACCTCTGCCTATTATGGTATATCGAAAATAAAACTTAAGCCTGGTAAACCAGTTCCTACGGGTCCTATTAAAATTAACTTTAATTATTATACCCATGGTACCGGAGATTATTTTAGTGCTGAATCTTATCCCGACTATGAAGATATTCCTAAGTTTAATGACAACGGGGTAGTTTACAATCTCAGAAGTTCAATAGATCTTAGACCACGTATCTCCAATGATGGGGTAAACTTTAAAAATACCGGCGCAGTAAGGAATGAATTTTTAGATTATGCAAATGACTTTCAAACCGATTACTCTTATTATCTACCTAGAATAGATAAAATCTTTCTTACCAGTGATGGTTTAATTACTTACCGGGAAGGCAGTAGTAGTCTTAATCCTGTAGAGCCCCAGGCGCCCTCTGATGCTATGTCTCTTTATGTTGTTGAGCATCCTGCGTACGGGTTTAATATTACCAATGACTCTACTTTCTACCCGGTAGATCAAAGACGCTACACTATGAAGGATATTGGTAAGTTAGAAAATAGAATTAAAAATCTAGAGTACTATACCACTCTTTCTTTATTAGAACTGGATACTGCAGTTTTTTCAGTAAAAGATAGTTTTGGATTAGATAGATTTAAAAATGGTTTTGTAGTAGAATCTTTTCAAGGGCATGGTATAGGTGATGTTAGAAATTTAGATTATAATATTTCCATGGATTTTGAAGCAGGTGAATTGCGCCCAGCTTTTATACCTGTAAACCTAAACCTTAGTGAAGTACAGTTATCAACATCTGGGCGCGCTGCTAGTGGTTATGTAGTAAAGAATAATCGAATAGCTATGCTACCGTATTCCGAAGAGGAATATATTACTAATGAACTTGCAAGTAGTACCGAAAGTATAAATCCTTTTGATAACTTTACTTTTGCCGGCTCTGTGGTTATAGACCCTCCAGGTGATGTTTGGTACGATCAAACTGTTAAACCTCTTGTTTATCAAGATGATACTGGGACGTACGATACTCTGATACCAGACTCGGTAGGTGAGGCTACATATGGCTCCATCTGGAATTCTTGGAAACAAATCTGGTACTCTCCTACTAATACTGATAAGGTAAAAGCTATTGATGGAGGTGCAGTAATAACAAGTGCCAGTGTTTCGGGTAGCACCTCAAGTGTGGTGTTTCCGTATTTAAGAAATGCTTCTATTAAATTTACTGGTAGCAAATTAAAACCAAATACTAAATTATTTGCATTTTTTAATGAGTATAACGTTACCCCGCTTTGTTATAGTCAAAATACTACTGCTAACGTAACATCTTCATTTGTAAGTGGCGAATTTAATCAGTCTAACATTATTACTGATTCTAATGGTACAGTATCAGGGGTATTTAATTTGGACATTCAAAGTTCGGGATTAAAAATACCTGCCGGTAGAGTTAATTTTAGATTAACTGATTCAGAAACAAATGGTATAGATAAAGAAACTTTTGCAGATGCGGTATACGTAGCTAATGGTACTTTATCAAAAGTTGAGCCCCCAAGAGTTGCCTATATTCCACCAGCAACCTATACCCCAAGTCCGGGTAGTACAGCTGTTATAGTAGGGGAAAATACCGGAGGCGGAAGCGGAAGTGGAGGAAGTACAGGTTCTTCAACCACCACATCAATAGGATTTGCAGAGTATGCGGCGGCCTACCTTAAGGGTGTAAATGTTGATACTTTGAGTATAGCAGATAGAGCAAAATACGAAGGTTTTTATAGAACTGCTCTTAATAACCAAAACATTCCAGAAGCTACCTTTACTACTCAAATAGCAACTGCTCCTCTTGCAACTTCAACTTATAGAACAGGTGCTAATGCAGCTAAGTATGATTTTAATTCTGGTGTAGATTACAGCCAAGCTAACCCTACTGCAGGAACGCAAAAACTTAGTAATGGTGTTCTACTTAAAGATTATGGTACTGCAACTAATATTCTTGAAGTAAGAAATAGTAGTACTAATGATTTATTTATTGCAGATGTAAAAGCCGCTGTCACAGACACGTATTGGAATGCTGTAGTTATTCCAGTTTACGAGGGTACAAAAGCAGCGGTGACTGCAGCTGTAGCGCAAGTAACTGTTAATGGTGTAACCGAAAGACCAGGGGTTACTGCTGATATGAAAGCATTCTGGGATGTGGGAGTTGCAAATGGTTCTTTCCCTGTAACTGAAGCTGGAATACAAAAAGCAGTTGAAGCTTACTCCGCAGCTCTCACCCTGGCCGTAATTGAGGCGCCTGTAACTAATAAAGTTGTTGCAGCTGGAGCAGCAGACGGTCTTCGTGGACAAACAACATAACATATAACAGTTTAAGGCTGATTAATAAATGGCAACAAGTTTAAATGGTG